ATCGGCGAGACTTGGATTTGTCCCCCCCATGACCCTCGTTCTTAAGAAAGGCTTCCTTAGGATCAGACAGGAACAAAACCCGCATCTGAGGTGGTTTCATCTGGGCCATTCGTGCACCGGCCGCTGCACGCAGCAGCAATCGGGTTGCGACCAAGATGCGCAACTTGCCCGCGATTTGAGGGTCTTTGTTGGCGGCCCAAGCCTTCTTGTCCAACCTGCGGTAACGGGAATTCCAACCGGCACTTTTGTGTTGAAGGTTGTCAACAACCTTACTCCAACCAGTTGGGATGCCTTCCTCATTGACTGGCATAAATAGAGGAGGCATGTGCTCGCTGTAATCACTCATTGCGATGTCAAAAGCATGCCGGGCCTTGTCATCCATGAAAGGCTCAGAAGTTTTCAACCGCCCTGCTTGAGAACTGAGGGAGTCCCTTATGTTTTGCTTGTTGGATTTGGGGATAACGTAAGCACCCAAATGTTCCAAGTTCTTGTCCTTGAGAGCCTGTTTCCACTTGGCATCAAAGCCTGTGTCTTCACCGAGTTTGTTGGAACCACCGGAATAACACTTGTACTTGCCGCCGGAAGTGAAAACCTTTTGTCCGTCCGCACCCAGAAATGATTCAGGTTCGTTAGGATCAGGTAACACAGCCGACTTGTGTATAATCGGTGCAAGCTCCTCGTGCACACAAGGCAATGTGATAATGTGCTCTGGAGTAGAGCAAGCGGCCTCCAAGATTGCCTTCGCAGCGCCTTCCCCTCCAGCGAGCATGTCCTTAAGCCACTCTTTAACGCGTTCGTTCGAAGGTTTGTCAGAATGAGCCGTTGGTTTCTCGGGCAATGGGGCGGGAGCAGTGTCACCCTCACAATTGTGCCAAAACCTTGCTTCTTTGGGCAACAAAGCAGAACCGCACATGTGTGTTTGCATAAGCTGGATGACCTTCGCAGCTTCTGCCTCGACAATGTCAGCGGATCCGACCACTGGTGCTATTGCGGACTCGTTCGCAACAGTGCTTGCTGTCGCAATCCCCATGCCATTTAGCTTCTTGGCCTGGGCCAGCTCTGAATGAAACCGGTGTCTGTCGCTGGTTTCCAGACTCAGAGCAGATTGGTTCAAAATTTCTTTGTACCCATTGCCGTGTTTGTCAAGCCGCAATGGGCCTTTACGAGCAGGAGCAAGGAGACCTGGGGGCATACTGGTCTGCCGTTGCGCAGGATCAGGGTCTTGAACCTCGGCAACTGGTGCCTCAGCAACAGTAGGAGGCTGAGCACCAACCCTGTTAGACTCGCAACTTGTCGGAGATGTACAGTGGTGAGGACACCTGCAGCCCGTAGCCAAAATGGCTTTTGGGACCTCGGCGTCGGCGAG